CGTGTCGTCGTAGATCAAAGCGGGGTTGCCGTTACTGAAGAGGTACAGCTTATCGTTGAAGTACACGATGTCAGCCCGTCCGATCTCAGTCCTGTCAGGGATACCCGGAGGCATATCCATAGGCGTCAGTACATCGTCGTCCTTACGACACACGAAGTAGTCCTGACGGATGACCTCGTTCTCCTTGTTGTACTGCTCCACCACGACCACGCATAGGATAACGTAGTTGCCGTTGATGTCACCACCGCCCATCTGGGTGATGTTCTTCTCTGTGCGTACCGTCTCCGTCAGCACTGTCTCAGTCGTAGGGATAGAGTCAGTGTCCTTAGCGAATGCTAGGCGTGAACCCAGCCTCCCTAGTCTATCGATGACCGCGTTGTCTGCGGACAGTGCGAAGGTGAGGGCCTGCCCCAAGGGACTGTCCTCTGTGTTGAGGCCCTCGAAGGAAGGCGCTCGTACTAGCAGTGTCTGTAAGGGCGTAGCCATTAGATCACATTCCATTCGTTGTCTAGGTCACTCAGGGAAGCATCAAGTGCAATAGCGTCCTTGAGGTACATAGATGCCATAGTGAATAGCTCAGTAGACTGCGCCCCTCCTGCCTCTCCTCGCTCACGTGCCGCTAGGGCAAACGCTAGGTAGATGACGGGGGTCGAAGGCACCTTAAGCTGGTCGGAGTCCTGATCTAAGTCAGGCGTACGCTTGAAGCCATGCACCGTGTAGTCCACAGCGTCATTAGGCGTACTGAAGAAGCGGATGGTCACGTCGCCGTTGAGGTCCTGCCCATTCACAGCCCAGTACATAGGGGTGTTGTTGGCTGGCTTACCTGCCGCCTTCTTATGGATGTAGCTGAGCTTCACGTTACGTATCGAAAGACCGCTCTCGCCGTAGATGCTCTCGATACTAGCGAAGCTCTTGGCTCCCGCCAGAGGATACGTGTGTACCCCCTTCTGCGTAGTCACGGTCCAATCGTGGCGCAAGGCGCTCCATTGGTGTGCGTCTTCTACCGTACGCTTAGCGTCGTTGATAGCTAGCTTGACGATGTCAACCACAGGATCGTCTGTGACCGTAAGTCTGCTTCCGCCTATAGTAGTGACGGTGTCCTCGCGGAGCCGTATCAGTACTTCGTTCACAAGATCAGTGTATGTCATGATAGCATTCCTCTGCCTTTCTTAATGTAGTCCACGTGTGGAGCTAGTGCCTTCTTCTGGTACGGCGTGAGGGTAGTGTAAGCGAATAGCTCACCCCACTGCGGAGTGTAGTCGCCGCCACTCATCATACCGTCTCCGGGTAGTACCGGAGGATCACCTCCTCCCGGTAGTATCTCAGGTGGTACATTGGTAGGAGGCGGTAGTTCAGGCGGTACGTCCTCTACGATAGGATCTTCTACGATAGGAACGATAGGATCTTCTACGATAGGATCTTCTACGATAGGAACGATAGGATCTTCTACGATAGGATCTTCTACGATAGGAACGATAGGATCTTCTACGATAGGATCTTCTACGACAGGAACGATAGGATCTTCTACGATAGGAACAATAGGATCTTCTACGATAGGAACAATAGGATCATCCTCTACGTCATCTGCCTTCTCATTCCCCGCCCCGTCTAGGATTCCCTGCACAATAGAGTCAACCAGAGATACGTTGCTCCCCGGTAGCATAACACTCGAGCCACCGCCCGTGACGTTATCAAGCATAGCCGCTATAGAGCTAGCTGAAGAGCCTGAATCGTAGGCGTCTTGAGCCATCGTTATCATTTGAGCATAAGGGACGTCGAACTTCCACGTACCGTCCGGGTTTGTCTGGTCAACAAACTCTTCCACATTGAACTCAGTACCCGTAGAGTACTCGTCCTCTTGGCCCTGTACCTGACCTATTACCTCTGATTGCCCTCTTGGGTTATCACTGAACGTAAAGGTCTCGTCTGCCTTACCATACAAGAACACTTTCTTAGCCTCGTCGGGGTTCTCTTCTGGATCAAAGCCGTACTCGGAGATGAACTGAGCCTTAGCGGCCGCGTCCATTGCGCCTCCGAAGAGCTTCTCAAAGGCTTTACCTATGGCAGTCTGCTCACGGCTGACAGTGAAAGAACTCCATCCTCCAGCATCCTGACCTGCGTAAGATGCCGCCGTGATCGCGTCTGGATCTAGACCCATCGCCATGATCTCAGTGTCTTTATACATCTTACCATCAGGGCCTTGATATAGCGAAGTTACGTCGAAGTCGCCACCACCCATTAGGTGGTTAAACCACTTAGTGTCTACCTCATCGATGCCTTTAATCAAACCGTCCTTACCAATCAGGCCAGCTAGGTCGCTAGTGCCTGTACCGCGCATGGAGAGAGCCATCTGGTATAGGTCTTTGTCAGGCAAAGGAACGTACAATGGATCTTTCGTACCCAGCGGGAACTCCGCCACATGCTCAGCTTCGATCTGCTTCATCCTTGCTTCAATAGACCGATCGCCTGAGTCGTCGAAGAAGTCCGTAAGAGAGTTCATGGCTCCCTTCCCTAGACCAGACAAGGCCGCTCCCTTTAGGTCGATGTCTCCTTGGATAGCGCCGCTAACTAGGTTGTTCGTACCTCCCGTCACCACGCCACCTAAGAAGCTATCGGGTCCTATAGTCTTACCGCCTATGCTCAGCTTCTCCGTAAGAGTACCGCCGGGGTTGAACCCTGCAATGATGCCACTAGCCAGCACTGACTTAGGATCAATGCCATCGCCTGATGCTAGCTGGGTGAGGCTGTTAGACAGCGCCGACGTGAGGCCCTTGGTAAGCCCTGAGGCTACCGTCTGTCCTGCCGCATTGACTGTTGTACCTGCCGCGCCTAGTCCACCCTGTATCAAGGGACCTAACGCCGCCGCTCCTGCCGCACCAATCACAGCCATGCCAGCCATGCGAGCGTAGTCGCCGGGGCCGAGGTGGTCGTCTACCTTGTGTGACTTGTGGTAGTTCGAGCCGTTGAAGACGAACGTATCGCCATCTTCGTTCTGGAACGTAGTGTTGATTCCGTACTTCTCGTTCAGTGCGTTACCCGCCTCAAGCATAGAGGCCGCACGGTTCTGCTTCTCTTCGTTAATGACAGCCGTTATAGCGTCAGCGTTAGGACCGCGTCCCTTGTGTCCTCTGGCTAATATGTAATCCTCTCGGCTATCGTATGGATTGACGTCAAGGGTTCCGTCCTCAATCATTCCTTGCTTCTCAGCCACCATCTGCATGTGGGTATCGAAGTCGATGTGAGGGTTGGCTTCCTTGAAGTAGCCCATCCCTTGGTCAGCATCCCAGTACTCTTGGATCTCTGCTTCTGTTAGGTACTTGTGGTTCTCTAAAGAGCCATCCCCTCCGTCTCCTAACTCAGAAGGAGGAGTGTAGTAGTACACGCGATCCCCGTCCTTGTTGAAGTACTGTCCCTCTTCTCCAACGGTTATGTCCTTAGCGAGTGTCTCTTCATAGTACTCGTTATGGTCATTGTGGATGATGTCTTGATTGAACCCTCTCTTCTCATAGTGTGCCATGACATCATCAAACGAACTACCCGTGAAGGCATTCGCTGTACGTTGGTCCTGCCGTAGTAGTTCGTTATCTAGACTCATTACGCATCCTTTAGTTCTGTCATTAGACTCATGACGCTAGGTTTATTCTCTGCCTTCTTCTTGAGGTACGACTCCATGAATCCACCGGGCTTAACCTGTGGTCCTGCTGGGGCCTCTGGCCGTGCGCCACCTGTTGCTAACCCTGCTGGATTGACGGGCCTCTGAGAGTTGTAAGCATCCATAAAACCACCAGTGCTTTCACCGGAAGAAAAGCCAGCTACCATCTTGTCGTAGGCTTCCTGTCGGGGGTCTACGAACTCAAGGCCGAAGTCTCCAAGACCTAGCTCATTAAAGTACCGTTGGTTCATACGGGTTGAGGCTGTGTTGATGCCTTGTTCCGTACCGTTCCACTTCTTGAATGAGCGCAACGCATCAGCCCTGTTCTTCACCTGATCTTGACCCGCAAAGGCGTTCTTCAGATACGCAGAGATGCTGTCGTCGCGGTAGCCCTCAGCCGTGCCGTTGTTACTGCCCCGTATGTCGTTGCCCTCAGGAGTTACCCACGCGCCCTCGTTACCGATGAAGGGGTTATAGTTGTCTTCCATGAAGGCACTATACGTGGACTGCCTAGCATCGTCGGTTACATTGATCCACGGGGAGACAGTAGGTTGACCAGCTAACTGGTTGACCCATTGACTCATAGCCGTTTCATCGTACTCTCCGCTGTAGTGATCTAGTCCAGAGCGGTAGAGGTCATGGGACATCTGCCTCTCGCGGACGGCTCTATTGCGATCTGTAAACATACGAACTCCTTAGAGTGTGACAGCTAGAGCAAACAAACCATCTAGGGCCTCGTCAGAGATACCTAGCTCCATCTGCATACCTATAATGATTGGATTCGTACGCTCAATCATAGTAGCGTATTCCCACTCAATCCTTGCTTGGTCGCTGACTGCGGCCACAGACGTCTGTACAGCCTCGTACAGGCCCGCTGAGGCTAACGCAAGACGAGCCTGACGTGGAGTACAGGCCATCTTAGAACGCCTCTCAGCGGCTTGTGCGGCCTCGTAGGCGTCTATCTGCTGTTCCTCCGTGACTACCTCTCCGTCATCGTTGGTGTACTCAGGAAACATAGGCTGAACCTTCCACGCCTCTACCCAGTTGCCTTCGTTGTTGACGACGCCATCACCTACAACCACCTCGTAGTCACCCACGTTAGGCTTAGGGCTAGCGAGGACGGGGTCAACGACCAAGAACTCTAGGGTCACTGACGTCCAAGTCTTAGGTAGGCTGGTGTTGGGGTTCTCTGCTATGAGTTGGCTCTTAGTCACTAAGGAGCCGTCTGATCTCTTTCTGTATTTCATTGTTGCTCCTTATGCTATTGCCATGTAGATGTATTCGTTACCTAATCCATTCACAACGTTATCCCAGACCGCAAAACCAGACGGATCAGGCTTAACCCATAAACTCA